AGTTTAGGTTGATTCAATCAAAGCTAGAAGGAATTAAACTAGCCGATTGTTTTGAAGTTGTAGAAATAAATCCAGAGCGAGATGTTTGGGTAGAGGAGCGTTACAATGGCACATCGTTAAAAACAGTAAAGACTTATAGGATTTTTTGGAATGACCTTACGGCTGAACAAAAAGCTAACCTTTTAACCTACTGCTAGGGGACTAAAATGAGTTATCAAATAGAATTAAAACAGCAAGAAACTTCAATTCGTAGTATGAAATATATTGTTACTCTACTAGTTCCAGATGGGAAGTTTATGATGGGTATAGGAAAGTGGAGTGGTGGCAGTAAAAAAGAAGCAATTAAAAAAGCTAAAGAATATGCAGAAAGATATGATTGTAGAATCACCTATGAGTGGCTTCATACAGCCACTATATAACTAATGAATGAAATCCTGATTACACTAACTCTGTTAATACCTCCAGCTTCCGAAGGAGTGCATTGGGGAATCAATGAAGTTCCTAATCAACTGGTGGTGACTTATAAGTCTGGAGTAAAGGCCAGTTATAGTTCTATTCAGGTTCCTTGCCACACCAAGCCTACCAAGGAAGGGTGGGCGGTTTACCATGATATGTCTATGGGGCAGGAAGTTTGTTATTTAACAGACACTAATTATCCTGTCATGGTAAGAGGTCCTTGGAGAGCTACAACTAAAAAAACGTACAGAAAATGATTATCAATTACACAGTAGAGTTTACTTTAACAGTATGGGCTGCTTGGTCTGTTCGGCTTATTAATAGACAGGCTAAGTATGCTCTGTACTCAGGAATCCTGTGTAACCTCTGCTTCTTGTCTTGGTGGGTGTTTACCAAGCAGTATGGGTTCTTGGTGGGAGACTTTGTGTTTACTGTTATGTACTCAAGAGAACTGTATAGGAGTCTAAATGTTTCAGAGACAAAAAGACCTAGAAAATGAAATGGTAGCTCTTGGAGTCAAACGATTTCGAGAGGAGAACAGGCAAGCTAAGAAGGGTAAGCACGAGTCCACAACTCCTGCTGGAATCCAGTTTCTCAGGAAAGGTGTGGGTAAAATAGAAAAAGAGATTGTTGAGCTCAAGAAACAATATAATACTGGATCACCTACAACACACTCAACAGACGCAATAGCGCGTCTATTCGAGCTGCCGTCAGATGTGATAGCCTTTCTTAGCTTGAAAGCCTGCGTTAACCACTTGTCAACACCTGTAAAACTGGTGAAAATAGCCCATGAGATAGGAGCTTTCTTAGAAGATGAAGCGCGGTTCAGGTTCTTCCAGAAAGCTAATCCAGCGTTATATGGAGTGGTAACAAGAGACTTAAACAAGAGGACTACTAACTATCGAAAACAAAAAAGGGTTCTGGTTCATTCTGAAAAGAAAGCTGGTATTAGCTGGAAAAACTGGCTACCTGGAAATAAGGTGAGGCTAGGACAAATGATGGTGTCCTTAGTGTGTGATGCTACCAAGCTGTTTGAAATTAAACTACACACTGCACAAGAACAAAACAGAAAGACAAGTTATTGGCTGGAAGCAACGGAGGAATCTATCAAGTGGATTGAAAAGAAAAATTCTATTTGTGAGCTGTATAATCCGGTAACGCTGCCTTGTCTTATTCCTCCTAGAAAATGGGAGTCGGTTTATACAGGAGGTTATTACACTTATACAGGCATGAACTTGGTGAAGACTATGGATCAGTCTTATCTTGAGCTTATCAATGCCACGAAACCTACTGACGTATTTAAAGCTGTGAATATGGTTCAAGAGACAGGCTGGAAGATTAACATGGAAGTCTATGAGATTATGGAACACCTGTTTACGTCCAAAGCCAGCTCTAAAGTAATCCCTGAGTTCCATGAACGGACAATGGAAGAACCTTATCCTAAGAAGGGAACTAAAGAAGAACAAGTAAACTGGAAACGTAAAGCAACTTTGATGCACACTGATAATGTCCGAAGGAAAACCAAAAGAATACAATTTAGTCAGCTCATGTGGACTGCAAGAAAGTTCAAGGATGAAAAAGTTTTTTACTTTCCTCATACCTTGGATTTCAGAGGCAGACTCTACGCGAATACCGCCTTCCTTAATCCTCAGGGGGAAGACTCAGCCAGAGGCTTGCTGGAGTTCTCGAAAGGGAAACCTATGGGAAACTCAGGCAAGCCTTGGTTGATGGTACACTTAGCTAACTGCTATGGGTATGATAAGGTGTCGCTAGAGGAACGAGTAGAATGGGTTCTGTTGCATGAACAGGATATTATGGATATAGGTTTAGATCCTCTAGAAAACAAGTGGTGGATGGATGCAGATAAACCTTGGCAATTCCTGAGAGCTTGTATTGAGTTTGTTAAAGCAGAAAAAAACAAAGACTACAGGAGCCCTTTACCTATTACTGTGGATGGGTCCTGTAATGGGCTACAACATTTCTCAGCTATGCTGAAAGATCACAAGGGGGGAGTCGCGGTAAACCTGTGTCCTTCAGATGACCCTCAGGATATTTATGGTATAGTGACAGAGGTGGTTAAAGAAAAAATTAAAAATGATCCAGAAGCTATCTTAGAGGAAGGGGATATAAACAGAGCTCTTATCAAGCGTCCTGTAATGACAACTCCTTATGGAGCTACCTTATATGGAATGAGAGATCAGCTCTATGAGGAATATAAGAAGCAGCTTGATAAGGGGCTTCAGTTTCCTACGGTTAACAAGGATGAAGACATCTGGAAATATTGTAAATACTTGGCTAACCATATTTACGCTTCCATTGGAGATGTGGTGGTGTCAGCGAGGGAAGGCATGAAATGGCTCCAGGATTGTGCTAAAGTAATGAGCAAAGAAGGCAAGCCTATCTACTGGACGGTTCCCACTGGTTTTATAGTTAAACAAAAGTACATGAAGCCAGTGGTAAAACAAGTCAAAACTGTTTTAAATGGAAAGCTGGTGTCTTTGTTTTCAGCTCATAGTTTAACTGACAAACTGGATAAACATAAACAGGCAAATGGGATAGCCCCTAATTTTGTGCATAGCTTGGATGCTTGTCATTTAATGAAAACTGTTATTGCTGCGTATGCAGACATTCAGAGCTTTGCTGTGATACACGATTCGTTTGGGACCCATGCTTGCGATATGGAAATTCTCAGCTCAGTCTTGAGAAAAACTTTTATTGAGCTCTACTCAGAAGATGTGCTTCTCAAGTTTTCTGAGGAGCAGACCGAAGCATTACCGGAATTACCGAAGTATGGAACTTTAAATATTAATGAGGTGAAAGATGCAGAGTTCTTTTTTAGCTAACACAGACGCAAAGAGAGTATCAGAAGGTATGATGTTAGTAGTCAGCAGTCTTGAGGGCTTTACCAAGGCTGAAAAGTGTGCTATAATCAGTTCTGTTTTTAATTGTTTATATCATCATAAGTTTGAAAGGAGATTCAGTGACGTTATGGGAGTTGTAGATAATATGCGTATAGATTGTAAGTTAAAAAAAATCCCTGAGTTTGGGGGTGCAGAAAAATTTATTCAAGGAGAAATATAACCATGAAAAAGAAAGAATCATTTCCGATTAATTTTACACCCGCAGGAATCGCCTCGTATCCTCATTTAAACAAGCCTGACACTAGGTTTGATGATGATGGGGTCTACCAAGTTGATCTTATTTTTAACAAGAAAGATGTTGCAATCATTGAAAAAATCGTTAACCCTCTAATGAATGGTGGCAAGCACAATCCTATCAAGGAAGAACTTGGGGAGGACGAAAAGCCCACTGGTAATTACAAGGTTAAATTTAAAATGAAGGCTATGATTAAAGTCAATGGTAATCCTATTAAACAGCAGCCTGTTTTAACAGACACTAAGGGAAACAGGATGAGAGCTCAAGTAGGCGGTGGCAGTCAGCTTAGGATCGCGTATCAAGCTATTCCGTTTAGCCAAGGACAAGGTGGAGTTACTCTGAGAATGAAAGCGGTTCGAGTGCTTGACTTGGTGGAATATACGGCTGGTGTCAAATGGGATCAAGAAGATGAAGGTTTTGTTCAGGCAGCAGTCGAAGAAGAAACTCGTAAGGAGGCTGTGGAGATCGAGGAAGATGATGATGACGATAAATACGAGGACTTCTAATGATGCCTTCTTTCGAGGAGTTAAAAAAGTATACGGCTGCGGATGTTGCGGATAACGTAAGGGAGCTCCCTGATTTAACGCTATATGAATTCATAATACAAGTGGAGTTCATGGTTGAAGCAGGGAGTTTCCCTAGAGAAGTTTTTTACGAAGTTTCTCAAGTTAGTAAACTACTCCGAGGATTAAAAGAGGATAGGATCAAGAGTAATGTGGCGAACTAAAAGACAAAGGCTCAGAGGTATACGAGAGGGGTATAGAAGTGGTCTAGAGGAGTCCATAGCAAAGCAGTTGGAACACTGCAAGGATATAGCTTGGACTTATGAAACCGAAAGAATCAAGTATATCTCTGAGCCTAGACATTATACTCCTGATTTTATTTTAGAAGGTAAGATATATATTGAGACAAAGGGTAGGTTCTTGGCAAAGGACAGAACCAAACACCTGTTAATCAAAAAGCAATATCCGGATTTAGATTTACGATTCGTATTTACAAATTCCAGACAAAAACTTTATAAAGGCTCAAAGACAACGTATGCAGCATGGTGTGAAAAGCATGGGTTTCTTTATGCTGAAAGGAGCATACCTGAACTATGGATGAACGAGCTCATCAAAAAGTGATACACGAGCCATGTCCGAAGTGTGGCTCTAAAGATAACTTAGGGAGGTATCCAGATGGACACGCATACTGCTTTGGAGAAAGCTGTGATTATTATGAGCATAGTGATAGTAATTCTGCTAGGTTTGTGCCTCAGTCAACCACTAAAGGACTTATTATGGGTGGACGCTACAAGCCCCTTACTAAAAGAGGAATCTCTATTGATACCTGTAGATTCTTTGGATACCAAGTAAAAACAACTGCCTCAGGTACGACTATTCATTTAGCTCCCTATTTTAATTGCAACAAAGAACTGGTAGCACAACAAATTCGTAAGAAGGGACACGACTTTAGCTTTGTTGGAGATACCAGCAGTCTTGGGTTGTGGGGTAAGCAGTGTTGGACTTCTGGAAAATACATTGTGATTACTGAAGGCCAGTTAGATGCCATGTCTGTTGCGGAAATCAACAACTGTAAATATCCTGTAGTGTCTATCGCGAATGGTGTAGGATCAGCTTGTAAGAGTATTAGTAAAGATTTAGAGTGGCTGTTGGCAAACTTTCAAGAGATTGTGTTAATGTTTGACAACGATCCTCAAGGTAAGAGTAGTGCTCGTAAAGCTGCTGAATTGTTTCCACCAGGACGCTGTAAGATTGCTTCCTTGCCTCTTAAGGATGCTAATGATATGCTCCAAGAGGGTAGAGGCAGCGAAGTTGTAAATGCAATATTCAGGGCTAGTGTCTATAGACCTGATGGAATCATAGCAGGAGAAGATACTTGGGATCTTGTTAATACTCCTATGGAAGCAGCAGACATGGAGTACCCTTGGCAGGGGCTTAACAGCCTTACTCTAGGAGCGCGCAAGGGGGAGCTTGTTACCTTCTGTGCTGGCACTGGAGTTGGCAAGTCCACAACTGTTAAAGAGATTGCATCTTACTTTCTCAGCAAGGGAGAGACTCTAGGCTATATTGCCTTGGAAGAATCTGTTAGACAAGCTGCGGTTGATTTCATGTCTATCGAAGCCAACCAAATGCTACACCTTCAAAATAATTTGGATGAAAAATATTTAAGGGATATATGGGAGAAGACTTTAAATACAGGCAGGATCTATTTATACGATCATTGGGGGAGTTTAGATGGTGAAGTGT